ACTTGCCGCCTCCACCTGATGCACTTCAAGGTGAGTGGTTAAGAGTGGAAATGATTTCAACATTTGCACAAGCTCAGAGAGCTGCGGATTTACCACAAATTAATCAGTACATTGATATGATCACTCGTGTTGGACAATTAGATCCATCAGTTTTCCAAAAAGCTAATCTCGATAGATTATGTGATCTTTATGAAGACCGATTATTTTTACCTGCTGGTTTAAATAGAGATCAAGGTGATGTAGATGCAATGAGAGAAAAAGCTTTACAACAGCAACAAAGACAGCAAATGTTAACTGAAGCATTACCTAGTGTGGCTGGTGCAATGAAAGATTTAAAACAAGCACAACAAGTGCAACAATAATAAAAGGAGTTTTATGAAGGCAACAATTTATTTTATGTTAACGGTATTTTTCGGACTAGCTGCTTTAGCTGGTTTCAGAGCAGAAACATCTACTGCTAATTTGGGACTCATGAATGTAATTTCGTGTGGTTCAGGTTTAACTTGTACTAAAGCAGGAGCTAAATTAAATCTAAGTGATTCTGGTTATGGAACACTTCAGAATAGAATTTTAGCAACAGCTACAACTTTGACATCATCTCAATGTGGTTCAACTATTTATAACGGTGGAGCGGTAGTTATCAATTTACCAGAGGCTTCTACAGTTCTTGGATGTAGATTTACATTTATTACTTTGAATGCTTCTAACTTTGATATTAATCCTGATAATGCAGATATCATTATGAACTCTACAAACGTCGCAGGTGATGCTTCAAGAAATGCTACTGTTGGCGATAACATCACTTTAGAAGCAATCTCAGCTACTCAATGGACTGTTATCTCATCTAAAGGAACGTGGTCTGACGCTAATTAGACACCGCATTATATGTCTGAAATCACCGCTCAAGATATAGAAAATAGAGAACTATTAGAGCATCAACAAATGCTCCAAGATATTATATCAGTAATAAACACTTCACCAGGATTCAGAGTGTTCACTTACTTATTCAAACATTTTGAATATGGTGAACTTCCTGACATGGCTTTACAGGGAGATTTACTAATTGATAAATTAGGATCTTTACGTCCAGGTAGAGCTTTATTCAGAATCGTTTCAGAAGCAGATCCTCGAATTGCAGGATTAATTTTAGCTAATATCGAAAAAGAAAAAATCACACAGGAGAGAGAAAATGTTATTAAAAAAGTCTAGGATACTATACGTTCAAATAAACACAGGGGATACTGGAGCAGGAGGTACAAACAATGCTCAAGTCCCACCCACAAGCACGTCAACTACGCCGAACCCTACGCCGACTGAAACGCAAGGGGCTCAATTCGACAGTTTCGGCTATCCGATTAAACCAGCAGTCCCACCGCCACCCCAAGCAACACAAAACCATGGGACCACTCAAGGTCAACCAAATGCAACAGCGACACCGCAACAGGAACCAACAGAAGTAGGTACTGGGTACGAAAAACCAATTGAAGCACCTGTTACTCCTCCACCTGCTACACCTCCGGAAACTCCTCCACCTACAGATGATAAAAATAAAATTGTAACTGACTTTGGTAATTTATCTGAAGCTGATAAAAAATCTTTTAGTGAATATTTTGATAAACATAATTTACCAAAAGAAGCGAGAGATGCTTTAGTTGAAATTAGAAAAAATGAAATAGCAACTCAGCAACAAGCAAAAGTCGAACTTGAGAAACAAATTAAGTTAGAAGAAACTAAACTTAGGTCTAATTGGTATAATGAACTAAAGACTGACAAAGACTTTGGAGGATCTAATTTCGATGCAAATTTAAAAACTGTTAACAACTTTATGACAAATTTCTTACCTGGACTAAAAAAGATGTTGACAGACAAGGCAGGAATGTTGCCTCCTGTAGTTATGAAAGAGTACTTATCCATTGCTAAGAAACTCAATGAGACTGAGAAATTAGTAAATGGAGACCCAGGAGCTCCCGAGACAAAGCCTACTGGAAAGTATGATTTCTTAACTGATTATTATAAAACAAATTAATTTTTAAATGGAGGCTTAAATGGGAGCATTGAACAACGGTCTATTAACACTAATGGACGTAGCTAAGAGCAAAGATAAACAAATTGGTAAAGTTGCAGAAGTTTTAATGCAATCAAATCCAATTCTTCAACATATCCCTTACATGGAAATGAATGAAGGAACAATTCATAAAGAATCTCTAAGATCTAATCTTCCTTCTGTTTATTACAGAAAAGCGAATCAACCAATTCCTGCATCAAAAAGTTTGATCGAAGAAAGAAGTTTTACAGGAGCACACTTTGAGTCAAAATCTCAAATGGATAAAATGGTTGCTGCTCGTGGTGGTCAAGACAGAGTAGGTTTCAATCGTTGGAATCAAGCTCAAGGTCATATTCAAGCGATGGCAATCGAACATGCTGATTTGATGATCTATGGTTCACCAAGTGATGATGCTCGTAAAGTAGCAGGATTCATGGATGTTTACTCAACTTTGAGTGCTTCTGAACCTACTTCAAAACAAGTTATCTCTGCTGGTGGAGCAGGTTCAGATAACACATCAATTCTTTTTGTTGACTGGGGTGAGAACACAATCTTCGGGATTTATCCTGCAGGTACTCAAGCTGGTTTGAAGAGAGAAGATAAAGGTTTAGTTCAAATCATCGGTACTGATGAAAACGGTGCTACTGGAACTTTCTGGGGTTACGAAGAAGGATTTGAAATGGATCACGGTTTAGTAATTAAAGATTACAGAGCTGGTGCGAGAATTTGTAACATTGATATCTCTGATCTTAAAGCTGGTGGAGTTTCTGCTGCTGACTTGTTAAAATTAATGACAAGAGCGCACTACAGAATTCCTGCTGCAGTAAGAACTGGAAAAGGATATGTTTATATGAACTCAACAATCGCTTCATTCTTACACGAGCAATCTCTTGATAAAGTTGGTGCTGGTGGTGGTTTGACTTTCGATAATTATCAAGGTCAACCAATGATGATGTTCTTAGGTCGTCAAGTTGTAGTAACTGATGCTCTATTGAACACTGAAGCTACAGTATCTTAATGAGAAACGGGGAGTGAAAACTCCCCATGTAATAACGATTTATTTTGTTTTTTTATTTTAATTTTAACAAGGGGTTAATATGATTTTAGACGTATTAAATCAAGTGTGTTCAGCTCAAGCTTTTACTGCAACAGCAGTAAGCTCAAGTTCAATTGACACTTTGTCAGCAAGTGCAGATCCTACAATCGGACGTAGAATTGCAGGACTTTTTGTTCCTACAGTTGCGGCTGGTGCAGGTTCTACTCATGTTTTAGCAGTTATCCAAGCGGATGATGCTGCTTTAACAACTAACGTCGAGGTATTAGGTTCGGTTACTGTTTTAGCAGCAGCTTTAACTGTTGGTTCAAAACATGAGATTCCTGTTCCTCAAGGTGTAAAAACTAAACGTTATCTTGGAATTAGAGACACTATTTCAGGTGGAACAACTACGGTAACTGCTAATGCTTGGATTGTCCCTCAAGACGAAATCGCTAAGTACAAATCGTTCCCTAAAGTTGTTCACGCTGATAACAACTAATAGGAGGTCCTTGTGGCTAGTGATATTATTCCAAAACCTGGAGCTGTACCTGCAGCTCCTAAAGCGAAAGCTGTTGAACAAGCAGAAGTGAAAGCTTCTAAAAAAATTGCAGTTAAAGCTATTGAAAAAGGTTGGTACGAAAATTCTCGTAAGAACCCAGGTGACAAATTTTTTATTTCAGATGAGAAATTCTTCTCTAAAAACTGGATGGAAAAAATCTAAAATATTGGAGGAGTAATGTACACTAAAGTTCAAATTTATAATTTGGCATTAGGAGCATTACTCCTTGATTCTCAAATTGCTGATCCTGAATCAGATAAATCAAAACAGTGTAAAGTTTTAAACTTACATTTTCCAGCAGCATTAGCTCAAGTTCTTCAAGACTTAGATCTTGACTCAACTTCTGAAAGAGAAGCCTTAGAATTAATTGAAGAAGATCCTAATGATGAATGGGCTTATGCCTATAAATATCCTACGAAATGTGCATTCTTAAGAAGGATTGTTTCTGGTTTCAGAAAAGACAATAGACTTACAAGTATTCCAAAAGCTATAGGAACACTAAACGGTGTAAAAGTTATTTACACTGACCAAGTTGATGCTGTAGCAGAATATATTCACACAGATTTAAATTTAAATTCTTTAAATCCGAGCGCAGGATTAGCTCTTGCTTATTGGTTAGCTTTCTTATCATCATCGCTTATTGTTGGTAAAGGTGCTTTAAATATTAAAAAGTCTGTCATGGCAGATTATAGTTTGTTTAAAATTCAAGCACAGAAACATGACCGAATGGAAAGTGATACATTTGAAGACTTAGCAGTTGATTCAGAGTTCGTTCAAGCAAGGACGGAATAATGGCTTATGCGATACAAGCAGCTTTTGGTGCAGGTGAATTAGCTCCTGAACTTCACGAAAGAACAACTCTTGAGAAATATAAGACTGGTCTTAAGACTCTTAGGAATGCGGTAGTTGGTAAGACTGGAAAATTAGTTTCACGTCCTGGTTCTAAGTTTTATGATTCAACCAAAAGAAATTTTACCCTTACAAATTTAACTTTCACAGCCGATCATAGTTCAGAAACTTTAACGACCCCTTCAAATCATAATTATGTCACTGGACTAGCTGTTCAATTGACTACTACTGGAACACTTCCTGCAGGACTTAATACAGGTCAAACTTACTATGTGATTGAGGATAGTGGTAACACTTTAAAATTAGCGTTCGATTTGAATGATGCTTTATCAGGATTAGAAAAATCGTTTACTGATAATGGTACAGGGACACACACAATTGTCCCTCAAGATACCACTAAAAAGAAATGTGTTATTTATTCTCCACCGTATAGCGGATATATAATTGAATTTGGTGAATATTATGTTCGTATTCACGATATCGCTAACAACTCTTATGAGGACGGTGCCCATGCGTTCACTAACAATGCTTTACCTTATCTTCATTTTTCTTACAGCAATGAGTTTGTTTATATTTCAGCTAGTATTGGGACTTTCAGACCTGTGAAAATGGTCTTAGGAAGTCTTGTTCCAGGAGACCCTTTTTTAGCTACTAGATTCACTTATGTTGATTATTTAGCTGAAGCTGGACCTGATGCACCTTTTGGTTATTCTCAAGGCATTGCAGCCACAGGAGCACCCGCAGGTTACGCTGTTGAGTATAAGGTTACATGGGTAATTAACGGTCAAGAGTCTTTAGCAAAATATGTAGCTTTAGCCGGAAGTTTACCCGTAGCTGTTGGTCAATATAATACCATCACTGTTGTGTTAACATTGTTCTCACATCAGTTAAATTTTGCAAAAGAGATTAGAATTTATCGACGACCAAAAGATGGTCAAGCTTATGGTTATATAGGGTCAACTGATACTTATTCAGATGCAGCAGCGGCTCCTTACACTGATAGAACTTTCACATTTAGAGATGCTGGACAATCGGCAGACTTCACAAATTTACCTCCAACTGTGCAAGTTGATTTTGATATTGATTCTAAACCCACAGGTGGAACACGTTACATTTACGGAGTTCCGTCTTTTATTTACCAACAACGATTTGTTGTAGGTGGAACTTTAACAAAAAATAAAGAAGCTACTTTTACTTCAAGACCAAAATACTTAGAAAATTTTTATAGAGATTATCCTCTTGAAGCTGATTCAGCACTTGCTATGAAAGCTGGTACTTCTGGAACAGCTAAAGTTTTAAGATATGATGATATTGGTGGATTAGTGGCTTTTACAAATCAAGGTATTTATTCCACCCCTAACGGACCTTTAACCCCTGACACAGCTTATATGATCAATCGGGCTAACTATGTGATCGATGAAATTTTACCCCCTTTAAAAGTTCCTGGTTCAGTTTTATTTCTTGAAAAAGAAACAAATTCAGTGATCGCTATCGGTTACTCTGATGATCAAGCGTCATTTATTGGTGCTGAAATCTCGATTTATAGTTCTCATTTGTTAGATGGTAAAAGGATTGTATCGTGGGCTTTCCAAGAAGGAAAACTACCTTTAGTGTGGTGCGTTATGGATGACGGCTCACTCATTATTCTTACATGGCAAAACGAGCAACTTGTTAGAGCATGGTCAAGAGGTGATACTACTGATGGACTTTTTGAGAGCGTTACTTTTTTTAAAAATGATAACGGAACCAAAAGATTATTTTTTGTAGTCAATCGTGGTGGCTCAAGATCCATTGAGTATTTATCTGATAGATTTGTTGAGGATATTAAAGATTTCATAGGTATGGATTCTACGGTTACTTATGAATCAACTTTATCAGCTACTTTTACAGCAAGTCCTGTTATCCCTAATGTTTGGGATGGTGAGATTAGAATTCAAGCTTCAGGTTCAGTTTTCGCGAATCTTACAGGTGATGGTGCAGTAGGAACTATTTTTAGAATTTTTGATGTTGATGGTGCAGGTTGCGATCTAGAAGTAACTCAATATATTTCTGGAACAGAAGTCATCGTTCAACCATCTTTTGATTATCCTAGAGATATGGAATCTTTTACAACTCTTTATAGAACCACTGATACTATATATGGTTTAGATCATCTTGAAGGTAAAGACGTTTCAGTAATGGTTGACGGATTCGTCGAGGGTTCCCCTTATAACATGGAGGACGGTCATTACGTTTATAATGTATCTGGTGGTTCAATAACTCTTCAAGATGGACTTCGAGGAGCAATTATCCATGTAGGTTTACCTTTCATTGTTGATATTGAAACACTAGACGTTGAGACAGTAGAGCAAAAACCTACACTTTTAGAATCTATCATTTGTAATAAAGTTCAAATTGGTCTTCATAAATCTAGAGGATTTTGGGTTGGACAAAAGTTTGGTGACGATGATACGAATGAAGGAATGGCTCAGTTTGAAAAAGAAGAAGAGTTAGAAGGTGATGTAAATGTTGCACCGAAAGCTCTGGCTCCATATACTAAACGAGAAGACGTTGTTATCGAGGGTAGTTGGGATTCTAAAGGTCGAGTAGCCATCAGACAAGTTGATCCTTTACCTTTAGAGATCATTTCTATAATCCCCGATATTCAAGTCGAATATAAACGATAAGGGGGTTATTCATGGCATGGCAATACGCAGTAATAGCTGGTTTGCAACTTTTGTCAGGAATTCAGCAAGCCAATAACATCCAAAGACAAGCAGAGATCCAGAAGAAAATTGATGAGTTTAATAGAGACCAGGTGGCTCTTGACGCTTTTAATGCGGAAGCTGATGGTTATACTCAAATGGCAAGGTACCAAAATGTAATTGATCAAATTCAAGCTGCACAAAAAGTTAATTTTATTTCAGCTGACATCAACCCTGACTTTGGTACTGCTAAAGATATTCAAGATCAAAGTTCAGTAAATGGAATGTTAAATAAAATTGATATACAAAATCAAGCACACATGAAAGCTTTAGGTTTTAAATTTCAATTAAATAATATGAAACTTCAAAGTGACTTAGGGCAACTAGCTGCTGAAACTCAAGCCGTAACAACTAGAAATACAGCGATTTTAAATGCTGGTGGAACAGCTTTAAAAGGTGCTGAGTCAAGTGGAATGTTTAAAGGTTCGACAGGTTATGAAAAAAAACCTATACAATTTGATGAACCTTTAAAAGGTGGAGCTGATAATTTTAACTATGATGCTTATTATGGTTTTGCACCAAGATCGAGAGCGTAATTATGGCAGGTATTCAAATTCCAAGAGTCGAAAGATTTCAACAACAAGATACAACTCCTGCTTCACCTAAACTAAATGTTGATGCACCAAATTTAGGAAAAGGTAGTTCTCAACAATTAGAAGCTGTGGGGAATATCGTTCAAGATCAAGCTGACTATTTTGCAAAGCAAGAAAAAGCAGCGGTTGATACAGCCTCTAAGGCTGCAGCTAATGAATATAATATTTATTTAAATTCTGAATTGAATAAAGCTAAGCAACAATTAGGAGATCCTTCGGCTACTTATGCTCAGTTCAATGAGAATATGAATTTAAAGTTTGAAGAGATTGCTGCCAAGTATCCTAATCTTTCTGAATCAGGTCGTGCTGAATTAAAATCTAAACTTTCTGATGTATTCACCAATTACTCTTTAAAAGCTAATACAGCTTATTCTGGACAGTATTTCACTTACGACACTAAAGTCACTGATGACTCTGCAACAATCAAATCTCAGGATATGATGACTGCAGCTTCTTATATTGACCCTAATGATCCTAAATCTTTCGAAGGTTTAGATACTTTAATAAGAGGTATTAATGCTGACTATTATCAACATGGTGAGAAATTTGGTTTAACTAAGAGAGATGAAAATGGGCAATGGATTCAAAATAATGCTTTAGACTTACAAGCTGGTAAAAAAATTAGTGAAGGTTTAATTTCAGCAATTAATAATTTGAATAACTCTAATCCTCCAAGACCTGATCTTGCTGAAGCTCTTTATTCAAAATATTACAAGTACATTGATATTCATAAGCAAGATGATGTTACAAAAAAAATCAACGACAAAAAAGAAAAAGTTGAAGTGTTTACTGCTGTTGATAAAACAGTAAATATGTCACCTGATCAAATTGATTCTTTTTTAAATAAAACTTTTAAAGATAATCCTGAAGCTAAGTCTCAAGCTTATGAAGCGATAAATAGTCGATCAAGACAAAGACAGCAACTAAGAGATAGATCAGCAGAACAAAATTTTAAACTAGTTTCTAATATTGTTTATGAAAATATGAACCATCCTTACAAAGCTTATAAAAGCGCATGGGAAATGGAAAATGATCCAGACATTACACCTTATTATGATAATTTAACTGCTAAACAAAAACAAGTTTTAAAAAATATGATCGAGAAACCTAAAGTTTCAAATGTTGAAACAAAAATAAAATTTTATGAAGCTTTTATGAATGATGAATTAAAAGGTATGCCACCTGATAAATTTTTCAACCTAATAAGTGGATTATCACCTAAAGATGCTACAATAGCTGAAACACAATATAAAAAATATAATGCTCCTCAAACTACAGCACAAGAATCTAGAATGATGCGTTCAGCGATGACCGATCTTAAGAATGAATTATCTAAAACAACAGTAGGTTATATTACTGTAGATAAATTTGGTAAAGTCCCAAATGAAGAAGACAGAACAAAGTTAACAAATGCTTATCAAGATCTTTTAATTGATTCAGAAAAATGGCCTGCTAATATGTCCGAATCTGAAAAGAATAAAAAAGTTCAAGAATTTGTTGCAAATAGAGTAAAGTCAGAAGTTTTTAAACCTAAAGATTCTGGTGGATTAAGTAGCTGGTTTAAACCTTCAGGAGCTACATTAGGTAATGTTCAAACCATTGCTGATCAAAAAAAATCAAGAGTTGAATGGATTAAACAATATACTAAAGATAAAAATGGTAGAACACCAACACCAAAAGAGCTTGATGATTACATTAAGAGTAAAGGACAGTAATGGCTGATATTGAAAACCAACTACAATTTGCCACGTCTCAACCTCAAGAGGCCGCTAAAAATATTAATGATTCTAGACTTTTTAATTTATCTCCTGACGAATATAAAAAGAATAAAGATCTTTACGCTACTGAAGCTGATATATTACAGCGAACAAGTAATGTCACCAAAGGGGTAGCTGCTTATAGTTCTCAATCTCCTGAACATATAGCTTTAGTTAAAAATGATTTAAAACCTTTATCTCAAATCGATGCTATTTTTTCTAAGTCGATGGATGATGTAAAGGGTGTAAGTCTTGAGCAAGAAGTTAATAATTTAAAAGCTAGAAGACAAAGTGACCCTGCTAAATTTACAGATGATGATGTATTGGCTCTTTATGAAAAAGAAAATCAACTAAGAGAACGACAAGATCATTATGTTGAAATGCCTCGTAAAAATGAGGAAGTAATTAATAAATATTTAGAGACACGACAAAATACAAATTTATTTGATCAAATGTTAAGTGGTATTGGGTCACGAGCTTCGAGTAATATAGCTAACACTTCACAAATCCCTTCACTTCTTTATAATGCTTATTTTTACCCTGCAAATTTAATAAGAAGTTTTAAAGGTGAAGAGCAAATTAAAGCACCTGAAACTTTAACTAAAAATCCTGTTTACCAAAAATATAATGAAATGGCTAAGTCATTCAATGAACAAGCCCCGTTAATGACATCCGACATAACTCGACTCGTATCTGAAGGAAATTTTGAAGAAGCTGGTAAAGCTTTAGCTGTTCAATCAGTTGCTCAAATTCCTAATCTAGCTGGTCTTGTTGCAGCTTCGATAATTGGAGGTCCTGTTGGTGGTGCAGTTTTCGCTGGAGGGCAGACAGCAGCTCAAAAGAATGTCGAGAACCAAGACAAAGGTATAACCCCTACTCAGAGTTTACCAAATGCAGTCACTAACGGTGTAATTGAAGCAGCGATGGAAAGAGTCGGAACTATTGGTGTATTTAATAAATTATCAAAATCATTATCTGAAAAGTTCGGAAAAGATAGTGCAAAAAAGATAATGTTTAATATGTTCTCTGCTATCACTGAATCAACAGTTCAAAATGCTAAAGAAGAAGGTCTCACCACTTTAGGTCAAAAACTTACAGATTATGCTTCAGGTGTTGATAAAACCGCTTTAGATAATATCGTTAACGATACTTTAAATTCTATGTTTATTGGTGGTGCTACAGGAGGTTTTTTAACTGGTCCAGGTGCTATCGTAAATGCCAAAGTTCAATCTGATAGTGTAAGAGTTTTTAATGAGAACCAACAAAAAGCTGTAAAGACTTTAAACTTTATAGATGACATGAGAAATTTTGTATCTGAGTTTAAGAATACTGAAGTAGGTAAATCTACTGAAGCAGCTAAATATCTTGAGACAACATTTAAAGATAAAGGTTTAGATAACGTTTATATGAACCTTGAGGATGCTCAAGCTTTCGCTACAGATCAAACTAAAGGTCAAATCATTCGTAATCTTGTTGATCCAACTGGTAAAGCTGCTGCAGCTATTAATGCTCCTTTAAGATTTAAAGCTCATGAGTTTTTTGCAATTACAATGGAGTACCCTGAACTTTTAGATAGTGTTAAACTTTCACCTGAAGAAGCAACAGCCAAACAAGCTTCTGAATTTTTAAATAAAGTTCAAGAGGCTGATCAAAAGCGAATGGCTGTATTCGATAAACTTCAAGCTCCTGAGCAAACCCCTGAAGATATTAAAATGATTCAGGAAGCTTTAAATCCTGAACAACCTTCAGCAATATATCCTTCAAGTGATGTGTTTGGTGAGCGTGAGTATTTAGATTTAACCGATATGGAAAAGGCTATAACTCCTTTTTTATCTAAAGGTGAGCGTACTAAATTCTTAGCTGATCAAAAAGCATCGAGACAAGAAATTGTAAATAACATTAATGAATCAGCTCAATATGAGATGGATCAAGTAATGGATATTGCTATGGTCGAGTTAATGGATATTGAAAAAGAAGCTCAACTCCAAAGACTTGAAAATAATCCTGATCTCGCTCTTGTTGATAAATTTACAAAGAATATAGTACCTGATCAATATAAAGGTCTAGAAGAGTTTCAAGCACCTCATCATAAAGAGGGTTATTCTTTATTTGCTATTGATCCTAGGACGCTTCCTGATGAATTAAAAGTGTATGAAAAAGACAAACGTATTAAACAGAATAAAGTCTTTGTAAAAGGTGGTATAGACGTTAATCTAGCTGCCTCATTATTAGGCGTTTCTGATGCTGCAACATTGCTTAAAACTTTAGCAGATACTCCTACTAGAGAGGAAATTGCTAATATGAGAGCAGAAAATCGTAGAGCTGATATTGAATTGGAAGCTAAAGATAAGATTGGACTTAATGAAGTCGGTATTCAAAAAGCTTATGATGCTAGACTCACCAATGCACTTGAGACAATGAAAATAATGAAAGATAAATTTTGGTCTTCAACTAAGACTGGGATAAAAGGTTTATTTTTTAATGTGTCATTAAGAGAAGTTACGAGTAAAGCTAAAGAAACAATTTCAAAATCTTACGTTAAAGATTTAAATGTAAACCAATTTAAAGTAGGTGAACGTCGATCTGATAGAATGGTATGGGATGCAATTACCAAAAATCAAGTTGAGAAAGCTTATAGAAATCAATATGCGACAGTTCAAAACATTGCTTTACAAAAAGAAACGCAATTAGTTATAGGTGAAGTTAATAGAGCAATTAAGTTTTTTAGAAAATTTAATAAAGCTACAACAATTAATGAACTAAAAGAAGCTGGACCTATCTATCACGATGCAGCTATGAATATTTTAGAATCGTTAAATCTTACAACTAAAACAAGTACAAAGGATTTAAAAGATTCATTTAAAAAATATGTTGAATCAGTTGGTAGAGATCCTAAAACTAATCTTGTTATATCTGAGGGAATGTTAGATCAAAGGCTTGAATTACCAGATATGACTGTAGAGCAAGTTCGAGCAGTTAAAGATGAATTAACAAGAATTCTTCATCAAGCAAAATTTAAAAATAAGTTATTCAGTAAGTTCGAGAAAATAGAAGGTATTCAAACCGTCGAACATATTGCCAATAAGATCAATGAAAAAGTAACTAAGATTTTTGATTATAATCCTAAGAAAGCAGAATCTCTTGAAGAATACAAATTAACATTTTTTGAGAAAAAAGCTGAAGGATTATTAAAGCTAAATAGTCAGCTAGAAAGAACTCAGCATATCATTAAAAAATTAGATGATGGTAAAGTAAATGGATTTTTTAATGATTTATTTTGGCGACCGTTAGTTAAATCAGGTGACGATTATAGAAATTTAATTGCTCAAACTGATGAACATCACCAAAACTTAATTGAGGCTTTTGGTAAAAAAGAATGGGAAAATTTAGCTAGTGAATTTGTGACTCCTGAAGAATTTAAAAATACTAAAATAGGACGAAACGGAAAAGTTTCTAAATTAGAACTTTTCGCGATGGAACTTAATTTTGGTAATGAAGGTAATTTAAAAGAACTTGAAAAATTTGGAGTTGATAGAAACACCATTCGTAAAGTTTTAGATAGAGAATTAACGGATAAACATACGGCTCTGGCTCAAAATTTTAGAGATGTATTTGAATCATTTAAACCTAAGATTCAAGAATTAGAAAAAAGAACAGAAGGAATGGACAATGTTAAATGGGTTGAAGCTGTTCCTTATATAGCTCGTGGTAAAGAAATCCCTGGGGGTTATTATCCAATATTTAGAGCTAGTGACGAACTTAAAATTAAAAGTAAAGAACTAGCTGGTGCCGGACCATTATCTGTATTGGATAAATTTAAACAAAAATATTACGGTAAAGCTATGACTGAGACAGGTCATTTAGAATCTCGAACTGGTAACAATGATTTACTTTCGTTAAATTTTGCTAACTACGGTAAAGCTGTTAATCAAGTAATTCATGATTTAATCTATAGAGAAACTATTGCTGACGGTGTAAAACTTTTATCTGATAAATCAATAAGAGAATCCATTGCATCTGTTGTAGGTAAACATGGTTATAAAAACTTAGCTGATACTTACATTAATATTGCCAATGAAGTTGATCGACAAGCTAAGAGTGATTTTTTAAATGCTCTTGGTAAATTAACTAATGGTGTTCAAGTTGTTGCTATTGCAGGTAAGTTATCATCTGTACTAATTCAACCAGCTTCTTTAGGATTAGCTATAAATGAAATGGGTCCAAAAGGTCTTCAGTATATGGGTGAAACTGCATCTTTAATTTCTCAGAATATTGATAAGTATTCTGAGATTGTAGATTTTGCAGAACAAATAAATCCGTCAATAGCTAAGTTCACAGAAGACATTAAGAAAAATGGAACTGACACACTAAACGATATTGTACCTACGAAAAAGACAAAAGGTTTAGATCCTTTAATTGCAACTAGAGATTTCATTACAGATAACTCTTTTAGAGCATTAGGGGAAGTTGATAAGATAAATAAAATAATTGTAACTATTTCAGCTTTTAAACAAGCCATGGAAGGTAATGCTCCTGGACTTGAACATCTAAAAGGTAATTACGAAGGTTCAGTTAAATACGCTTCTAACATGGTTGAGTTAACTCAAACTAGTAACCAAACAAGAAACTTGGCACCTATCCAATTAAATGAAGTTGGTAAGCTTTTTACTCTATTTTACAACGATTTAAATAACGTCCATAATGCGATCATTGGAACTTATAGACGAACTATGGGTGAGTTTAATAAAGGTAACTACGCTAAAACAGCAGCTTCAGGTATTACTTTTTTAATGGTCATGACAGCTATGAAACTGTGGGAAAATTTAGTCAGAGGTCAAAAACTTCCAGGTGATAAAGACGAGGAAGGTAAAGAGATTTCATGGTTTAATTTCATGTTGAATCAAACCAGTGATATTTTTTATTCAGGTATTCCAGTGTTAAGAGATGCTAAATATGCTTATGGCAGATACGCGTCTGATAAAGCTAAATACGGAGATAAGGCAAGTTTTAAACCTGTAAATATTCCTTTGTACGCAGCGGTTTCAGATTTAACTTTGGCAACGGGCGGATTATTTGCATATCTTGATTTTGTTATTTCATCTAAAGGTGAAGGTACATTAACTAAAAATGAGAAAAGAGCTATGTGGAACAGCATGGGTTTCTTATCTGGTTTACCTACAGGAGCATTTTATAATTATTTCATAAGAGAGAAATCTGACGCTGAGTTAATGAAGAAAGATTTAACTGATAGAATTACTGAAAAGGTTAGGAAAATTGTTAATAATCCTGACATATCGAACGACTTTAAAGAAAAGTTGCAAGCTATTGATAATAGACTTAATCCTAAAAGTGTAGACTTACCAAAAGAGTCTTATAATGTAATAAAAGAAATGATCAGTGAATCGAACCCTTACGCTTACAATGAGAAGACAGGTGCAGCAGGGGTTTATCAATTCACTGAATCAGTTTGGAATAAATTAATGAATGATCAACCAAACTTAGGTCTTACTGAAAATGGTCGAGTTTCAAAAGATACAACTCAACAACAAAGAGCTTTTGAGTTTATCTCGAAACAAAGTTCTGAATATTTACAGGCAGCAGGTCTAGAAGTTAATGCTGAAAATATTTATGCGTCTTATTTAATGGGACCTTTAAAAGCTATAGAAGTTCTTTCAAGTAAAGATGATACTAAAATCAATACTTTGGTCGATGATAAGATTTTGACGGATAATGAGATAGATAAAAATATGACAGTTGCAGAATTTAAAGATTGGTTATTAATTAAATCTGTTTCGGCTGAAGAAAGATTGACAAAGAAAACTAATAAATAAAGGATTTAATCATGAGTATACCAAATTATCAACCTAGATCAGATTATATCGGAACAGGACTAGTCTCTAGTTACACTTTCGATTTTAAAGTTAATAACGCTTCTCAAATCAAAGTAGTTAAAACTGACGATTCAAATGTTCTAGTTTGGGAAGTCTCAGGAGATGACTTAAACTATCTTACAAGTGTAGACATTAATGATGATTATGGTGGACAAGTAAATCTTATAGATCCTCTTGAAACTGACTATAATTTATACATTATTTTGGATGCAAATGAGCCGACTCAAACTAAGAATTTCAAAGCTAGAAAATATTGGACACTTGAACAGTTTGAAGCAGCTTTTGATGCTGTAGTTTTACAACTTCAAGCTATAGCTTATCTAGCTAAAAGGGCACCAATATTAGGTAAACTTGTAAATCAAAATGATGCTGATGCTTTTAATATGGATATCGAGTTAGTTGCTGATGCTGTAATTGCTATCAACTCAACTGGTGACGGATTTGAAGCTGTACCAAGATCAAGTTTCGTAGGTGACACAGGACCTACCGGACCAGCGGGACCGACAGGGGCGACAGGAGCCACTGGACCAACTGGTGCCACAGGTGCTACGGGTGCAACTGGAGCTACCGGAGCCACAGGTTTAGGGTTACTTAGAGCAGGTGAAGAAGTGATAGCTAATGGAGCTAGTTCTCATACAGTAACATTCTCTTCACCTACAGCAAATGCGGCATATATCCCTAATTGGAGTATTGTAAATGACTCAGACCTTAGTCCAATATTTTTATTAGGTTATATAAGCGCAAGAACAACATCAGGTTTTACGGTTACTTTTAATACACCAACAGACACAGGAAACTATAGGATGGTATATGATGCAAAAGACGCAATTTAAATTTTTATTATTATC